AGTAATAGTCTGGACAAGCTTAGGAAGGCCACCATTAACTGGATTCTTCAACCCCTAGGTAATTGTACCTACGATAAGTATTTAGACAAAAAATTCTGGCTGGATACGAGTGACAATTTAATGTATCAAGGCAAGGCTCCACAGCTTGTCGAAACAAAGTCAGCTCGGATGCCAGCATTCTTTGAACATGCAAACACCAACCTCCCATCCTACGCTTGAGTCTATACTTGGGCCAAACTTATTAAAAATAGTAGAGGAGTTGGACGTCGTTTACCCGGCAGTTAATCCAACTCCTGACATGAGTTCCGAAGAAATCATGTACCGCTCTGGGCAACGATCCGTTATAGAGTGGATCGTAAACCGTATCGAAAACAACAACAATGGCTAATGTTAGAGACATCTTCCCTACTTATTGGGATCAATCACAATGGCATACTTTAGGTGGTGGTAGTGGCTTTGGCAATGCCGATGTAGATATACTACTGAAGGATGCTGCAGGTGGTCCCGCTAATTACGATAATGTAGGAAACCTAAAAGAAGCACTTAGATTGATCCGCCAATTTATGGTGAGCGATCAAGGACGAGCTGTAACTGCAGATCAAAACAAACCTGGAGGTTATGCACCTGAAGGCCACCCAGGTATGTATATTAAGCTCTCCAACAATGAAATATATGAGACTTGGGGTGATCATCAAGGAGAATCTGGACCTGATAGAGCTAGGTATTTTGGTGGAGCTGACCTAAGAGTAGCTTTAGCTAAGGGTATTAGTAAAGAAACTATAGTAACTAAACTTGAAGAGAATAATCTTGAGTGGTTAAAACCTGGCAGTGGTAATGTACCTATCAGTCAAGGTGGTGATGCTGGAGGTATCTATACATTTTTAGTAGGTGAAGACGCCTCTACTATTTATGGTGAAAGTTCAGTAGAACCTATACCTGGAGCAGGTGGTCCTTTATTCGGTAACGTTGATTATTTTAAAAATTTAGAGAGACTTTGGGATCAATCAGGCCAAGACCCTTCTGTATTACATGAATATCGTGAGGATGTTCTAGACTTTTTAGCTACAGAAAATAATGCTAACGTACATGAAAACAATAGACCCCCATCAATGGGAGGTTCAGCTACTGGTATGTGGCAGCAAATCCATGACCATAAAAGAAGACAAGAAACTGGAGATCACTGGGGTCCAGATGATGTAAAAATTACTCCATGGTTTGGTGGTCAGGAGGAAGGAGCACGTACTGACTTCACAGAAGCTGATAGATTAGCTGCAATAGCAGGTGGTCATACTAGTTATGATATCTATCGTCATCTACATACTAACCCAGATCAGCGTTCAAGTTCAGCAGCTGCAGAGACTTATAAGAATATAAGAACTAATTTAATTAACATGCAGCCTGAGTACTCTGAATATAATTCAGATAACTGGCGGCAAAGAATGGAGAATCCAATTTGGTATGAAATTGGTGTTCATCTTAGTAGTACCAATAACTCCCATAGTCATAGAACCTGGGTTGATATAGATGACTACCGAGTACTAAGAGATTACATACGTGAGTCTTTAGGTTCAGCTGGTATTGATATGCCAGGACATAAAAACTCAGCATCAGATAATGTACGTTTTACTGAAGAACATTTAAGTGCTATAGTAGGTGATACAGCAGGTAGTCCTACAGGATATGAAGCTGGGGAATACTGGTCACAATGGGGAGTCGAAGGACCACCTGATCTTCCTGATCAAACTGGTGATTCTGATTTAACTTGGATCCAAAAGATGGTCGCAGCTGCTGGTGTTCATGCTGAGGATTCATCTAACTGGGAAGATAAGATGGAATATTTAGAGAATAGATTCCTTGGTGAATTGTTTGAAGGTAGACCAGATGGATCAGATGTTGATGGTCCTTATGGACCTAGGTATGCAGATGCGTCTGATGAATGGGGTCTTGATATAATGAGACTTGATGATGAAGGTCAAGCATTTGACTTTGGAGATGCCCATTGGACTGATGATGGAGTATTACATAGTTCAGATTCAGCTGATGATTGGTATGAAACTCTAACTAGAGGTAATATTGATTGGGCTTTCTATCAAGATAGTTCTATTTATCAAGAGGCTAAAAAACAATTAGGACTTCAAGGTACATTCTCAGCAGGATCGTTAGGTGTTGCTGGTATACGTGAAGCTAATGTTTGGGTACACGGACAGCAGACTGTAATGCCTTCTGATGATGATGTACTTAAGAGTTGGGTTAAGTATGAAGCTAAACCATTACCTGAACCTTACACACCTAAAGATCTTACTATTACAGGGTATACACCTGATAAACCTAAAGGGTTAGCTCCGGTTCCTGATGATCCAACAGCACCTAATATTAATATACCTGATGTGAAGATACAAAGACCTTCTAATTTAGATTCAAAACTTGGTAAAACAGTCGGAGAATAACATATGGCATTTTCTACACAATGGGGAAACAACCCTAATATGTTTGGGGGAGCTGACTATGCTGCAGCACTAGATCCTCACAAGCGTGATACTGAACAATTAAAATCAACAAGACAAGCAGTACTTGCTTGGTTAACTGGAGAAGGTAGTTCAACACTTGCTTCTAATAATCAACCAGGTCAACCAGGTGGTTTATATGACTGGATACAAAACCCGACAATACATGAGAGGTGGGGTGATGCAACACTTGAAGGTAGGACAGAGTTCTTTGGAACTGCTGACTTAGATGCTTCACGCGCTGGTGGTTTTACTGATCCTCAAATATTAGAATGGTTACAAAGTAACTTAACTAAAGTACGTGGACCTAATATACCTGGTGGCGGTGGTGTCTATGATTGGTTAGTTGGTACTACATCAGAAGATGATAGACCTGATAAAAACCCTAACATCACTGAGAAAGAAGACCCTTATGTACCTGGTGATTCTAGATCACCTTCTGTTACAAGAAGAGACTCTAATTATGTAGGCTTTGATGGCTTAACAATAAACAGACCTTCACGTGATAGTTTAAAAATTAATGCAGGTGGTAACATGTTACCTAAAAATGCACGAAGTTTAAGTTCACCTAAGCGTAAGAAATATGAGCAAACAACTGACCTAGCTAGACAAGCTAGGAACTCACTTAACATATCATGACAGCAAAAACTAGGTATGACAATTTAGTTAGTAACCGTTCACAGTATCTAGACGAAGCTACTGAAGCGGCAAAGCTTACACTACCATATCTAATTCGAGAAGATAATTCACCAACTGCAAGGAGAGTAATCACAACTCCCTGGCAAAGCGTTGGAGCGAAAGGGGTAGTCACTCTAGCATCTAAGTTGATGTTAGCTCTACTACCTGCTCAAACCAGCTTCTTTAAATTACAGTTGGATGAATCACAGCTAGGTACTACACCTCCTGAAATTAAAACCGAATTAGATTTATCCTTTGCAAAGATTGAACGTACTATCATGGATGCTATTTCAGCATCTACTGATCGTGTTGTTATACACCAAGCGCTTAAGCATTTGGTGGTAGCAGGTAACGCTCTAATCTTTATGGGTAAAGATGGGTTAAAGCTTTTCCCGCTCAACCGCTATGCAATAGAACGAGATGGAAACGGTAATGTAATTGAAATTGTCACGAAAGAATTAATTGACAAAAAAATTCTAGAGGAATTAGTACCTGACATTAAGGATGTGAAAGGTAAATACCTCACTAATGATAACGAAAACGAACACGATTGTGAAGTCTATACACATGTTAGACGAGAAAACAATAGATTCGTTTGGCATCAAGAGGTGTATGATCACATCATTCCTAAGTCACAAGGTAAAGCACCTGTAGATACTAACCCTTGGATCCCTCTACGTTTTAATACGGTAGATGGAGAAGACTATGGCCGAGGCCGAGTTGAAGAATTCATGGGTGATTTGAAATCACTTGAAGCTCTGTCACAAGCTCTAGTAGAAGGAAGCGCAGCTGCTGCTAAGGTAGTATTCACTGTGTCTCCTAGTTCAACCACTAAACCAGCAACTCTAGCAGCTGCTGGAAACGGAGCCATTGTGCAGGGACGTCCTGAGGACATTGGCGTAGTGCAGGTAGGTAAGACTGCCGACTTCTCTACTGCTTATCAAGTGATGCAACAGTTAGAAAAGAGATTGTCAGAAGCATTCTTAATTCTATCAGTCAGACAGTCAGAAAGAACTACTGCAGAAGAAGTTCGTATGACACAGATGGAGCTAGAACAACAGCTCGGTGGACTATTCAGTCTACTTACTGTTGAGTTCTTAGTACCATACTTAAATCGTAAACTAAGTGTTCACCAAAAGAAAGGTGATATACCTAAACTTCCTAAGGGAATGGTTAATCCAGTTATTGTAGCTGGTATTAATGCACTAGGTAGAGGACAAGACAGAGATGCTCTTGGTCAGTTCTTGACTATCATCTCACAAACTATGGGACCAGAAGCTGTAGCCCAGTACATTAATCCTGAAGAAGTTATCAAACGTATAGCTGTAGCACAGGGTATAGATATCCTTAACCTTGTACGTTCTATGCAGGAGATACAACAGGAGCAACAAGCTATGCAGCAACAGGAGCAAGCTAACATTGAAACAGATCAACGTATAGCTATGGCTAAAACACCTATGATGGACCCAGCTAAAAACCCTGACTTACAAGATCAACCACCACAAGCATAATGGCAGAAACACTATCTATACAACCTGAACCAAAGGTAGAGCTAACTCCTGATGAACAGGAGTCTCTAGCTATTGGTGAGGAGATGATGGCAAAACAGGAGAACCTGTTAGCTGGTAAATATAAAAATGCTCAAGAGCTTGAGAAAGCTTATAAAGAATTAGAATCTAAGATTGGTACACAAAAAGCACCTGATCAAGTATCTACAGACTCCTTAAAGGCTGAAGAAACTAAAGAACCTGAAGTTAAGGAAGAGAAGACTGCAGTAGAGACTGCCTTCCTCGAATCCTTATGGGATGAATCTCAACAGGAAGGTGACTTTAAACAGGAGACTCTTGATAAACTTAAGGAGATGAATCCTACTGACTTAGCTCAGGAGTATCTCAACTATCGTGCTGGTAATCTTCAACCTGAATTACAACAAAAGGATATTGATAATCTTTATAATGTAGCAGGTGGTAAGAAAGGTTATACCGATATGATGCAATGGGCTAAAGAAAATGTAGCTAAGCAAGAGATAGAAATGTTCGATAGAGTCATGGAAAAGAATGACCCTCTTGCTGCATTCTTTGCAGTTAAAGCTTTATACTATAGATACAACGATGCTCAAGGTGTTGACGCTCCAATGTTAACTGGCAAAGCTGCTAAACCTCCAACTCCTGGATACAAAAGTCAAGCTGCTTTAGTCGCAGCTATGAATGACCCACGCTATGACACTGACCCTTCTTACAGGCAGGAAGTCATGGAAAAATTATCAAATTCAGATATCGATTTTTAAACTATGCCATACGGT